AGAGCTGTTGAAAAAATATTTTTAGCAGATGGGGATGCACTTGTTGTACCAACTGATATATTGATACAAGTTTTAGACTATATAAAAGAAGTTTTTCCAGAATGTAAAAGGGTTTCTATCTATGGAACGGCTATTGCTATACATCAAAAGTCTGTTGAGGATTTAAGGAAACTTTATGAAAAAGGCTTAACTCTTGTCTATTTAGGCGTGGAAAGTGGAGATGATGAGGCTTTAAAGTTTATAAAGAAAGGTATTAAAGCAGAAAAAATTGTTGAACTTTCAAAAAAAATTATGAGCACAGGTATTGATTTATCAATAACTTTAATTGCAGGGCTTTTAGGAAAATATCAAGATAATAAAATGCATGCAATTAATACAGCTAAAAATGTACGGTCCTGGCTAGATGGTATTGAATTCATTCGACGAATTAACTTCAATAAGTATTTCGCCGGGTGGTGCGGTGTGTCTAAGAAAGTGAATATCAAGTGTGATTTTACGAATGCATGGCGCATTAATTTGAATACCCATGTAACGTCTTACACCGTTGAATCTAAGAAAACGAAGATTAATGTAGCGCTAGATAATAGCGTTAGATAGGAGGAATATATGGCAGAATGGTCAAATGCAACCATGACTGATGTTGGCGCGAATTTGCAAGCGAAGGTGAATGCAGGCAAAACTAAGCTGACATTCACTAAAATCAAAGTAGGCAGTGGTGTTAATTCAACGAATCCATTGGCATTAACTGATGTAATCTCCTCTAAGTGGGAAACTACTAATTTTGTAGTTAAGCTAGAAGGTAAAATTGTAAGTGTTGATACAGTTATAACTAATACTGGTATACATGAAGCTTTCCGAATGTCTGAAATTGGGTTATTTGCACAAGATCCTGATAAAGGCGAAATATTGTATGCATACCTTACGGACCCTGAACCGGACAGAATGCCGGCAGAAAGTGGCTCGGTAGTTGTATCTCAAGAATTAACAATCGGAATGGTATTTAGTAATACAGGAAATGTATCGCTAACTGTTAATATGGGTGCGTTGGTAACACGTGAGCAGTTAACAGAAGCAGTTAAACAACATAACACAGATATTTCATCTCATCCAGCGATTACAGCTATGATTGCCAAAATCCTCGGTGCAACTAACTGGCAAGAAAATCCAGTTGCTACATTGAAGGATAAAAAAAATCTTATCGGGCAAGGTGCTATCGTGGCATCTAAACTCGATGCCAATGCTGGTTTCGTAAAATTTGCGAATGGTTTCACTATCCAGTGGGGAGTGGGTGGTCAAGATAACGTAACTAAGACAGAGGTACGATTTCCTATCAAATTTACAACTTTATTCATGGCGAACGCTATAGATGCGTACTGGTCAGGCTCTGACACGCCTAGGTATTTCGCTAACTCCGTGTCAGAGAGCAACGCAACTAAGGCCGTATTTTCGGCAAGTGATAGATATGCTGCTTCTTATTACTGGTTCGCACTAGGAATAATCTAATTCCCTAGGATAATGAACATAATCTGATCACCGACACCTTTGGATATTAAGCCTTCCCTACGGCCATCCAAACAAAACTACCTGTGTCCGCTCTGGTGGTTAAGAATCGGATGGTGTTTCTATTAGCTTGAGAAAACCCACTGTTCCAATTAATAAAACATTCTGCGCCAGAAGTAGCAACACTAACAGAGTCATCGGTGGCTAAGGCAATTAGTACAGTGCTGCTAATCGGCAGCGAAATATCTTTATAGTATTTATTGGAATCAAACCAAGTTAATCCCCACTGGGGAGTTATTTTAATAATTCTATGGCTTTTCGTAGCTCACGAATAGTCTTATGTGTGTATACCCTGGTGGTAATATCGCCTTGTTTGTGGCCTAGTAAAGAACGTAATGTGTTGGGCGGTGCTACCGAGTCAAGTAAACTTGCAAATGTATGACGAGTATCGTGGATAGTATGCTTACAATTTAACTGTTTCATAATATCCTTGAAATTCTTATGGAATGTTGTGTAACTGATGGTGAATAGATATGCTTCGGTGCTGGTGTATACTTGCTCTATTAGTGGCATGATGCGGTGATGTATAGGAATGATACGGCCTTCACCGGCTTTCGTTTTAGCGTGTCTTACGATGAGGTATGACGATCGCCTATGGATGTCTTGCTTACGTAAATTAAGAAGCTCACCTATGCGGAGACCGGTGTATAGCAGTATTAAAATCATATGAGAGTAAGAAGTATCTACTTCCCATAATTTGTTAATTTGTTGGCGAGTGAATACTCTTCTCCTAATCGTTGGTATATTAGGGCCTAAGGTTAAGTGTATGACGTAATTAGTGATAGGGTAATCCTTGATGATTGCGTAATTAAATAATTGATTAAGTAACGTGCGGACTTTCTTACATGATGAGTAGGAAAGTCCTTTTACGTGCATGGAATTAATCACATTCTGAAGGTGCTGAAAATGAATATCCGTGATAGGCATATCCGCTATGTTGGATATGTGTTTAAAAGCAATGTGATAAGACTTAACAGCGCTATCAGAAATAGACTGAGAGTGAATAGGCAGCCACTCGTTAAATAGTTGCCTTAATGTAATGGTATTGCGTTGTCTACGTTTTAGTATAACGGCGTAACGGCGCATAATTTCACCTCCGAAAGGATGCTACTATGAATCAATATGTATTTATTTTAAATGACAAAGGGGAGCGTATTACATCCCTGTGTGATAACACGTTGAGCCGTGATGATATTATGGCGCAAGCTGAACACGATTATCCAAATGCACAATATGTGTATTCTGCAGATGGTGACAGTATGCTAGATGAATTTATGAGCGGTAAATTGTATGTAAACGGAAAATTTATTGAGCCTGATCCGTATGTTCCTACAAAGGAAGATAAGATTAACGCTATAAAAGCTGAATATGAACCCCGCTTCAAAACGCTAGAAGAAGCGCAACGTAGATTGCTACTTATGGGAAAACCTACTAATGCAATTAGCACTCAATATATCAAGTTGAATAACGAAATGGTCGCACGAATTAAGGAGGTACAATAATATGCCTAAATATATCGGTGATAGCAAAGTTCCTGTTATGGAATTCTGTGAGTACTGCTGGGAAGTACTCAACGATGACGGTACATGTCCAACAGAAGGATGCGTGCACAATGATTTAATGGCTTTAGATGAAGAATCATAAGGGCATGGGGGAGTGAATGGATATTCTTAATGATATTTTAATCATGCTCATCAGTGGTATATCGCATGAACATATAGTCAGTATGGGGGTAGTGATTATTTTAACCACTACATTGTTATTTGTGGACACAATACAGCGGATTGCTGCAGAAGTGTTGCGGTATAACAAAGATAATCACAGGCCTAATAATCCTATTACACTACTAACAACATTGACCTGGTATGGATGGGGAAAAGGTAGGTATATCGATGAAACTACCGGTGAACGGCGTAGATATTTAATGAGTGAGCGCCTTAGAGGTGATCTATTAAAGAAACTATGCATACAATATCCGGCATGGATGATACTATCCATTGTATTTATTTCATTACCTGATATCCCAATACCAAACACCAATCTATTCTTAGACCATATATTCTCTTATGCATTTATGCTGATACCATTCTTCGCTGAGTGTTGGTCTATTATTGAAAACCTACGTGAAATGGTTGAAGATGACCTAATTGATATAGGAAAAATATTTCAATATACGATTGAAATCATAAAGGCATGGAGGGGTAATGGATAAGCTAGCGATTATTAACCGCATTAAGCGGTCATATAAGTCCATTCGAATAGCTGGCATTGGTCCTCGTCATGCTAGTACCGATGATATTAGTCGTTGCCCAGTATGTATTATCGACGATTAAAGGCTATGTATCGCCTGAAGCTAATCAACTTATTGATAAGGGTATTCTTATCATTGACCATATTAACGTTCCGTCGGTACTTATGGCTATCGTAGGTTTGTGCGGCATGTTTATCGATAAGAACCATAATGGTATACCGGATAAGTTAGAGGAGCCTAATACGTTGCCTATGAACAGACCTGGCATACAACAATTAGAGGATGATATTAACCATGACGAGAGGGGGAAATAAATGTTTAGACAAATTACAATGGACGAGTTAAAAGACCTAGCGCTAGATGCCTATGGCCAAATTGAAAAGGCGTACTATCATTGGACAGGGGTAAAAGGTGGTAAGCACTTCACAGATTACCATATCAACATCGACCGAGATGGCACGATGTGGACAGATATTGGGGCCTTAACAGATTATAAGGAACATACCTACATGCGCAACAGTAACGCCGTAGGTATAGCCATTGAAGCGTGTTGGGATGCAGTCAGTGAAAATAACCTAGGTAGTGAACCACCAACAAAAGAACAGTTGGCCACTATGACACAAATTATGGCGGTGCTTACTATTAATGCAGGTGTGCCACTTGACCTACAACATCAGATGACGCACGCCGAAGCAGCAGATAATCGGGACGGCTTGGACCTCTATTATTTAGATCCGACGGGCTATCCAAATAATACGTACGGCCCAGACTCCAACGTTGACCGATGGGACCTCTTGGTGTGCCATGAGGGCGACGAACGATGGAGTGGTGGGGACTGGTTACGTGGCACCGCTCGATGGTGGGGCGCTCAGTGGGGGAGTAATATTTAGGAAGGAGCAATTATGTATGAAACTATCAAGAACAAAGTTATATCTGTGTTTACTCTTAAGCGTGTTATTTGTGGTGTGCTTAGCATTATTTCCATCTATTTCGCATGCAGCCTCATCGGAGGGTACCTCGACACAAGAGCCGACTATCAGCGTACCCGTGAGCAGTTGGAACGAACTCAAAGGGCGCTTGATGAAAGCAGAAAGCTCAATCAACAACTCCGAGAAAGCATTGCAGCAAGCCAACAGCTTAACCGCGACGCAGGGAACAGCATTAACAGAATTGAAGATTATCAACGAAGAACGGACGAAGGAATTGAACGCGCTCAAAGCAATCAACGAGAAACAGGGGCAAGAATTAACGAAAGCCTCCAATCTCTTGACAACGCAAGAAGCGAAATTGAACGAAGCCTCGACCTCATTAGAAGAATTGACAGAACAAATCAAACGCAACATTGGCTACATGAGCCAGCGGTTTTCGCTATACGAAGACCTTACTGTTGCAGAGAATATCAGTCTTTTTGCAGGCATCTACGGTATGCAAGACGATGAGATACGCCATAAGACCGATACGCTGTTGCAGCGTTTGAACTTCGCAGAACATCGCAATACTTTAGTATCTAATCTGCCATTAGGTTGGAAACAGAAGTTGGCTTTTTCGGTCAGCATCTTCCATAATCCTAGTGTTGTGTTCTTAGATGAGCCCACAGGAGGCGTAGATCCTGCCACACGTCGTCAGTTTTGGGAACTTATTTATGATGCTGCTAAGCGTGGAATAACCATCTTTGTAACCACACACTATATGGACGAAGCTGAATATTGCGACAGAATATCTATTATGGTAGATGGCAAAATAAAGGCTT